CCATTCTCTATCTTTTTCCGATAGTTTATCCCAATTCAACCATTGCCATATATGTAATTTCATATTAGGAACTAACATAGTAATCTCAGCACCTTTTGTACATATATTATACCAAGCTTTCAAAGTTCTTATTGCTTGGTCTCTTGTCAAATGTTCAAAGAAATGGCGTGAATAAATGTTCTCTACTGTGTTTGGTTTTATGTGGTTCTCTACTTCCCAAGCTTTACATACAATTGTTTGATCGTTCAACTTTCTAACATCAACTTGTACATAATCTTCTTTACGAGGAAATTCTCCACCACCAAATTCTATATTCATTATTCTAATTCTATTTTAACCATTGCTGTATATTCATTAAACCAATCAGATGAATAGTCACAGTCTTCGTAGTTTTTGAAATATGGTCCACCTTTTGTATAGTGTACATTGTTTACATCTTTTTTGTGTTCATATTCACCAACTAACCAATTCCATTCTAATGGTAAATCACCTATTAGTTTTTCATCATCTAACCATTTAAATTGATGTAATTGTAATCCTGAAGCTGTATTAACATAATCTGGTGTTAATGCTGTACACTTATCACAATTCATTAACATAAAACTAGACCAGTTTTTCTTTTGATATTTTGTTTGTTCTTGTCCTAAAAACTTTGTCTTTTCTTTTGGTACATAATCATGTTTAGCAACTTGTACAGCATATCTATCATCTCTTAATGCCCATAGTTTTGATATATCTGTCTTCATTAACATATCACAATCCATAAACAAAGCCCAACCTCTATAGTTCATTAAATGTGGAACAATAAATCTACTAAAAGAAAACTCCGTTGATTCTATTTTACCTCGTTCTCTACTAAATTCGTATTTTATATTTGGTAGGTATAATGGTGTTATGGACACAGGTCTTGTTGATTGTCTTAATATACTTTGTGATAAGACGTGGTAAGCAATCTTTTCTTTACTATCAAAACCTATAAAAATCTTTATCATAATTTTATCTCTGGACTTTTTCCTACCAGTTTTCTCTTGCCTTTTGTATGATCATAGACAGTTCCCAATATTGATCTTGCTTGTACATGACCACCTTTGTTGTCACCAATATTATTATTCTTTACTTTTAATTCACTTTCAAAAACTTTTCTCACATAGTCCCAAACATAACTATCATGGTATTCGCTTAAACTATATATCTCATTAAAATCATACATCTTTTTCATGTAACGAGCATAGTTTCTTATTTGATCGTGTTTCATATTAAAATATAAAAAACCACACTCACTATAATTACTACCACGACCAAGATATGACATCATACAATCGTCTTTATGAATATGTTTTTTAATCCAATCTACATCTATTGATTTATAGAATACACTATCAGCGTCTATACAAATTAAACCATCTACATCACTTGAAGCATTTTCTATTGCATGTGTATAAGCATAAACTTTATAAGAAAATCTTACACCATCTTTTTTAAATGATTCAACTTCTCTATCTTTATTTCTTTCTATGAATTTTTTGAGATCAGGTATCTTATCAAACATATCAACATCTTCGTTATAGACCAATAAGTCAAATGGCCAGTTATATGTTTTCTCAAATCTATGAGCATATTCTTTATGTAACTTATTGTTCCAACTAGTGATTGTTTGAATTTTCATAACCAACTTTTGCTATATAATAACTATCAACAATATCTGATATAGGGTTACCAACCTTTACTGTATCAAATACTTTTTTTAAGTCCGTCTTTGTTTCTTTAGAAAAGAATTCATACATCATATCCTTATCAGCATTACCTTTTCCAGTGGCACCTTTTTTTACTACACTAGGAACAACAGTATCGTAATGTATATTAAACTCTTGTAATCTATACTTTAGAATACCACAGTTCTCTGCTATCTGGAATATACCTTGTCCTTTTGATCCAAAGGAATATCCCTCTATGTAAACTAACTGCTCTGTGTGTATGGTGTCCTCTATTAGTTCATATACCCAATCTGATATTTGACTAAATCGTTTAATAGGTGTATCGTATTCTTTGTGTTCCGTACCTATAATATTTTTGGCCATAGGACCAATATACTTTTTCTTATTCGTTAAATAAAAAAACTTACTGTTTTCAAATATAAAATCTGTTGTAATACAAATGGCAGGACTATTTAAACTATAATCAATTCCAATTATCGTCTTCGGATTCGTTTGTCCAGATTGATTCTTCACCGTCATCTTCAATTTCCTCTACTTCACGTCCACAAAATGGACAAGTTAATGGCTCAAGGTCTTGTACCTCAATATCCCATTCTACTGTATATTTAGTTTCACAACTGGAGCAAGTTTTTAGTCTTTTTTCAATCATTATAGTTTAAAGGATTTAAATTGATCTTTCTTAACGTCTTGTTTAATACCACCAATAACATAAGACTCAATCTCTGTTTCCTGTGGAGCATTTTGTGTTGATCTACTATTCAACCAATGGTCAACCCAAGGTAACGGATTTGTTTTTTGATTATATATAGGATTTAATTGTATAGCTTTCATTCTTCTATTTGCCATATACTCAACAAATTGGTGTAACAATTTTTCTGATAAACCAATCATTGAACCTTTTGAAAATAGATAAGTTGCCCAGCGTTTTTCTTCACCAACGGCCTCATCATACATTTTATAAACTTCTTTCTCTGTATCTTTAATAATCTTTAACATTTCTTTATCATTTTCATGGTCTTTCCAGTTATTAATAACTCTTTGTGACATTGCTAGATGTTGACTTTCATCTCTAGCAATAAATGATATAATCTTAGCAGAACCCTCTAGTTTCTTTAATTCACCAAAGGCAAAACTACAAGCAAACGATACATAAAATCTTAGGCCTTCTAATATGTTTACCGATACCATTGCTAGATATAAACTTTTCTTTAGTTCATACATATCAACTTTATCTGGTGTTAATGTCCATTGATAACCTAATTTAATTAAATCATCATAGGTTTTTGTAACTGAATTTGCTCTTTTTTCAATCTTTTCATCTTGTATAATCGTATCAAATACTAATCCTGGATCTGAATATAGATTTTTAATAATGTAAGTATAACTTCTACTATGAATAGTTTCCATAAAGTCCCATGCTACAATGGCACCTTCTAATTCTGGTAATGATACAAAAGGTAAAAATGCTAAACACGGACCTCTACCTTGTACACTATCTAACATTGTTTGATACTTTAAATTAGATGTAAAAATAAACTTTTGTTCATCACTCAAATCAAGGTAATCATTTCTATCTTTTTGTAAAGATACTTCTTCAGGTCTCCAAAAGTAACCTAACTGTTGTTGTGTTAACTTATCAAATATAGGATACTTCATTGTGTCATATCTTTGTATTTGTAAATCTTCACCAAAAAACATTGGTTGTTTTGTAAAATCTACCGTTTTACTTTTATTTAATACTGATTTTGTCATTATTTGTAGTCCTTGTCCTCATCTTCGTTTCTTTTTTCATCTTTGTAAAAGTAGTCCTTACTATCACCAAATGCCCATTTTTCTTCCTGTTCACTGAAAAAGTATCTACTAGAAACCTGAAAGTCAGGTATCTTTAACTCTTTCGGCGTTAGTGATTGTTCAAACCATAACATTCTATTGTTAGGCTGGGCAAAGAATTGTCCGTTATCTAGTTTACCAAAGTTATGTTGTTTATGTTCACTTGGTACTTCAGCAACTGTTGTATTTATAATATTTGAATCACTATGGCAAGCGTCAATTGTGAACAGATATTCACCTTTCATCTTCTTACCACCTTTTAACAGTATCTTTACATCACAATTTTTTAACAATCTTTTTGACCAAACTTGTATGTCATATGAAAAAGAATCCCATAAACACAATTCACCAAGTTTTAGTTGTTCTTCTTCTTTTATATCCGTTCTCCATGTAAAAGCACACAAAGGAAACTTATCAAAACAAGCACCATAATCTGGTAGATATGCCTCAAAATATAAGGCACGACCTTGTATTGATTTTACAGATATTAACACTGCTTCAACAAATTCTCCATGACCTTTTTCTAAATCATGTAAGTATTCTTTTTTAATAAAGACTTTTATATAAGGTAAGTTTGCTACGAAGTTCATTATATTGTACAGCTTTCACAATTTTCCTCGTCTATTTGTGGCTTATCTTCAGGTACATTATCGTGGAAACCAACAGGATGTGCCGGTTCGTCTATATCTTTCTTAGCGTCATATGTATTCTGATAATATGATGTTTTCCAACCTAACCTGTATGTCGTTAAAAGGTCGTGTGCCATTACAGATACAGGTACCTGATTGTCTTCGTAGTTCTCTGGATTATATGACCAGTTACCTGATATAGACTGATCAAAATACTTTTGCATTACAGCCACTACATTTATATATCCCTCATTTGATTTCATATCCCATAATAAAGTATAATTACTTTTTAGTTTTTTGTAATCAGGTACCACTTGTTTTAATGGACCTTTTTTACTTTTCTTAATACTTAAATAATCTCTAGGTGGTTCAATACCGTTAGTAGCATTTGAAACCACACTAGAGGATTCAGATGGCATTTGAGCCGAAAGGGTGCTATGTCGTAGACCTGACTCTTTTATTTCTTTCCTTAAACTCTCCCAATCATAAGTTAGATTTCTGGTTACAACCTCGTCTACCTCTTTCTTGTAAGTGTCTATTGGTAAGATACCATCAGAATATTTTGTTCTATTAAAAAATTCACAAGGACCTTTTTCTTTAGCAAGTGTGTTGCTTGCTTTTAAAAGATAATATTGAAACGCCTCTGTTAATTTATCAACTTGACGCCATGCTAATTTTTGGTCATATGTGTAACCTTTTTTTGCTAGATAATGAGCAAGGCCAATATAACCTA